ACCATGTGGTAGAGAAGAAGGTGAGGACAGAGATTATCCAGCTTGCAGACCAACGCCAAAGTCATGTGGTACTAAAGGAAAAGGTAAGAGTTGGGGTAAAAAATCAAATGAAGGGTTGAATTTATCGGAAAATATTAGTAAATTTGATAAAAACTATTTAAAAATGAGATTACACGAAACTTTTAATGATAACGCTGAACCAATGATTGAACCACAAATCAAGCCAGAGGTTAAACCAGCCCCAGATAAGGTTCAACCAAACATTGCACCAAGTAGAAAAAATAAACCTTTTCTACCAATGCCAGAGGTTAAACCAGACCCTAAAGCTGAAATTTAAAAATGAAAAATTTGTTTTTAGTTTATATAAATAAAATTGGTACTGATTACAAGGGTAATAACTTGTATGAATTTATATTTTCTGACGCAACAAAAAATATAGATGGTGACGATTGGGATACTTTTCCAGCTTCTGGAAGACCATCAGCACCTCATGACCATTTTATAAAAAAAGTCGGTAGGTTAGAATCAGATTTAAACTTAGATGTTGTTCAAGATAGTGATACATTTGCTGTTTGGGATGCTGTCGATGGTGTAATAGCATTGGCTTGGGAAAACATCAAGAACCTTTGTTTGAATACGATGATGTTATTGAACCACAAGACCAAGCAACGATTAAATATTTGTCAAATGTAATTGACAATAACACTGGTGAAATTTCACAACCTTTTAATATTGCCGATAAAAACTATCAAATGGTTAGAGGTATGCAACCTAATGGTGAAATTGTTTTGGCTGTTATGTGTTTAGAAGATTCTAATATTTATGAAGTTGATAGATTTGAAAAAGAAATCGCTTTACCAATGAAAGAAATGTTAGAGATGGAAATGAATCAACCTAAATCAGATACATACGAGGGTTACAAACATTTTTTTGTTAATAAAGAAACAAATGAAGTGAGAAAATTTAAAACAATCGAAGAAATGTTATCTTGTGGTAAAATGAAAGAAGAAGAATACATGCCAACTACTAAGTTTAAAAGATACATGACTGAAAAATTATTTGGTAAACGTAATAGAATTAATGAATTAGGTATGGACCAAGCTAATTTAGAACCAGCAACTGATAATAAAAAAATAGCAACTGGTGGTGACGATATGCATGCTAAATCTATAAAACTAATGGATATTATTGACGATAACCCAAAGGTACAAAACGCTATTAATACTATTAAACAAAACAAAGAAGCCCAAGCTGAAGTAATAGTAGCTTTTGCTGAACTTGTAGGTGTACCTAGCAGCGGATTAAATAATATAATTTCACAAATTAAAGATACTAGTAAACAACAAATGGAAGAATCAATTGTGATTACTAAAAATCAATTATTAGAAACAGTTGGGTTGAAGAAAAAGGTTATAAAAACAATTAAAGTAAAAGATATAAAATAATGAGTGATTGGAAAAAAATAGCTGAAGAAGCATTAAGAAAATCTAAAATGGGTAAACAAGTTAAGGAAACTAGAACCTTAAATGAAAGTGTTTTATACCCAGAAGGATTAACTGAAAGAATGAACCTACAATTGGAATTAGAACTTAAAGAAAGAAAACACTCTTTAGGTAATCATCCAATATTTCCAGAAAGTCAAGATTCAACTTTTGAAGAAAGCATCATGGGTGAAAGATTTACTGAAGTAGTTAATCGTGTTAAAAGAGCATTTGAATGTGATAGTGTTGACAACAACAAAGTAGCACGTGATATGATGCCATTAGTTTATGAAACAATGGGGTTAGAAACTAAACACAGAGAAGCGTTGGTTGAACTTGCTGTTAAAATGATTAGAGAAGAGTACAATATGGGTGAAGATGCTGTAGAAATACACGCTGAGTTAACTGATTCGATTAACATGAAAGGAACTAAAAAGAACCCAAAACCAATTAGAGTTGAAACTGAATTTACTAATCATCAAGAATTGGTTAACGCAAATAAAGAAATACATAAACGTAGATTCCTTAATGCAATGACACAAGGTGCTGCTAAAAAATGTAGTCATATGTTCCACATGGTTGATGATGAATTAACTGATATTGAACCTAGATTAGCAAATAAATATTCTAAAATGATGGCGGCTGCTGATTACATGTATTATGTTATCCCTAAAATGGATGATGGTGTAAGTGGTGGTGTTGTTAGCGTTAAATTTCCAACAGTAGAGAACCCAAAAGCTAAAATATATGCACAAGCAATGGTTTTCCCAGTTCTTATTCATGAATTGGTTAAAGGTGTTATGGAATTGTTGTCAGCACATGGTTTACCAAAAGATAAAAAAACTGGTGAATATGTTATTGGTCAAGCTGATTATTTAGCAGCCGAACCATGGGATATGAGATTAGGTCCTGGACTTTGGAGTAGATTTACTAACACTATTGAACCAGATGATTTCAATTTAAAACACCACATATATAGTGAACTAGCTGCTTTACCAGTTGATGAGTTTAACAACAAAATGAGAGAAATAATGGCTAACACAACTGAAGGTAAAACAATAGTTAAAGAGATTGCAAATAGAGTTAAAGAAGAATTAAATTTAGAGGAATATCTTCAAGCTATGAACGAAATTGATAGTTATGAAAAAGAAAATTCCGATGATGATTCCGATGATAAAGGCTTTGATTTTGAGGAACTTATGCTTGGTGATAGTACTGATGATTCCGATGATGATTCCGATGATGATGAAGGGTTCGAATTTGACGAATTATTTTAATAATAAAAAACATATTATATATCTAAATAAGGGGCTAATAAGCCCCTTTTTTATTTAAAAAAACCTTTTTATACGTTTTACGGATATTTATTAATAAAAAATAATAAATATGCTAACGACACAAGAAATATTTAAAGAATATGCAAGGTGTTTAACAAACCCAACTTATGCTATTGAAACATATTTGGAAACGTTTGATAAAACACAAGAGGGTTTCGTACCATTTAGGTTGTTCCCTAGACAGAAAGAGATTATTTCTGCGTATGAAAAACATAGGTTTAATATTGTAACAAAACCACGTCAAGCTGGTGTATCAACAACAACAGCTGCGTATATGTCAATTAAAGTTGGATTTGCTGATAAAGATAACCCAGAAGCGATTCTGATTATTGCCAACAAACAAGAACTTGCTTTTGAATTCTTGGCTAAGATAAAAGACTTTTTAGGTCAATTACCTAGATGGGTATGGGGTCATGAATATTATGGTAATGCTAAGAACGAAAGTAAAAGTATATTCTTAACAGATTCAAAGAAAGAAATTAAATTACCTAACGGTAGTCGTGTAAAAGCGGTAGCGACATCAAAAGATGCGTTAAGGGGTTTTACACCTACATTCCTTATTATGGATGAGGCCGCTTATATTGATAACGGTGCTGAGGTATTTGGTGCTGCATTAACAGCATTAGGTACTGGGGGTAGAGCAACACTTATTTCTACACCTAACGGTATGGATGCGTTATATTACAAAACATACGACCAAGCAAGAAATAAAAAGAACAACTTCAATATCATTGAGATGAAATGGTATGAAGATTTACGTTACAACAAAGATTTAAGATGGGTTAAAGGTGATGATATAGCAGTAGAATACGAATTTACTTTTGATTCATATAATAGAAAAATAGCTGATGGTTGGAAACCTACATCTACATGGTATGAACAGATGTGTATGGGTATGAACAACGATGCTAAAATGATTGCACAAGAGCTTGATGTATCTTTTATTGGTTCTGGGGGTAACGTAATTAGTGAAGAATATATTGAGCAACACGAAAAAGATAATGTTAGAGAACCTAAATATACTTCTGGTTTAGAACAAGAAATATGGATATGGGAAGAACCACAAGAAGGTCACCAATATATAATGGGTGTGGACGTTTCCAGAGGTGATGGAGAAGATTCATCAACTATTGTTATCATTGATTTTACAACAATGGAACAAGTTATGGAATATCAAGGTAAAATACAACCAGATTTATTGGCACAAATTGTTGAAGAATACGGTGATTTATACAAAGCATATACTGTTGTCGATGTTACTGGTGGTATGGGTGTATCAACTGTGTTAAAACTATTAGAATTTGAATATAAACATCTACATTATGATGATTCAAATGGTAAAATACTTTCTGCTAGACAAAGAGAATTAACTTCGTACAATAAACAAAACAAAATTCCAGGTTTCCACGCAACAAATGTTCGTCTACCAATGATTTCAAATTTAGAATATAAGATTAGAACAAACGCAGTTAAAATTCGTTCAACTAGAATTATCTCAGAGATGAAAACATTCATTTACAAGAATGGTAGACCAGACCATATGGAAGGTTACCATGATGATTTACTTATGTCATTGGCTATGTGTTTATGGGTGATGGAACATTCATTTAAAAACTTAGAAAGATTAGAAAAACAAACAAAGGCAATCTTATCTAGTTGGGCTACATCAACAACGACAGCACCTACTAAAACTGTTATTAACCCAATAACAAAACAAAAAGAAACTAAAATAAATCCAGACCACAAAGCATATAAAAATGTTCAAGACCCTAGAGGTGAATATGCTTGGTTATTTGGAAAAATAAGATAATTATAAAATAAAATGGAATTTAATAAAAAAGTATTTGTACAAAGTAAAGGTGCTGGTTTATACCTTTGGTCACCAGAAGGACCTAATTATTCAGCAAAAGTTGATAGTATTAACGCAAAAAATACTAGACCAACTTATTGTAACGCTACAGCTGGTTCACAAGGTGAAGATTGGGTGACTACATATGTTTATAATACTGGTATTATTAATTACCAACCAGCTAGATTTGCTTATGTAGAGTGTGATTATGTAGAATAACACTTTAATTTATTAATTTAATTATTATATTTCAATAAAAACAAAAAATGGCTAAACAAAATTTAACTATATTTCAAAGACTAGGACAAGTAATTAGTCCAGATGGTGTTAAACCTAAACAACAACCAACAACCCAAAGATACAATATTGGTAGTGGTGAGCTTTTAAAAACTGACAATAAAGCAGATTATGAAACAGCGAAATTACAAGCACAACAAAATAAGTATTTAGGGCAAGTTTGGAAAAAGGTTGAAAATGGATTGTTTCAACAATCTATCAACTATGAAACAACACGTATTGGTTCTTATTCAGATTTTGAAGCGATGGAATTTTATCCAACTATTGCAGCTGCATTAGATGTAATGATGGAAGAATCAACAACGCTTAATAATCAAGGTAAGATGCTTAATATTTACTCTGATAGTAAACGTGTTAAAACAATATTAGAAGATTTATTTTTCAATAGACTAGATTTTCACACTTCAGCTCCAATGTGGACTAGAAATACGTGTAAATACGGTGATAACTTTGTTTTCTTAAACATAGATGGTGCGAATGGTATTATTGGTGCTAAACAAATGCCTAACTACGAAATGGAACGTAGAGAAAGTGGGTTATTTGATATGATTAGCGGTAGAGAAAATACAACACAAGAAGTTTCAGCTGGTGATAAAGTTAAATTCTTCTGGAGAGGTCGTGATATTGAGTTTAATTCATGGCAAATTGCTCACTTTAGATTATTAGGTGATGATAGACGTTTACCTTACGGTACATCAGTTTTAGAGAAAGCTAGACGTATTTGGAAACAGTTATTGTTATCAGAAGATAGTATGCTTGTTTATCGTGTAACTAGAGCACCAGAAAGACGTGTTTATAAAATCTATGTGGGTAACATTGATGATGCCGATGTAGAACAATATGTTAACGCTATTGCTGATAGATTTAAACGTATGCCTATCGTTGACCCACAAACTGGTCAAATTGATTTACGTTATAATCAATTAGCTAATGACCAAGATTATTTCATTCCAGTTAGGGATGAGTCAGCACCTAACCCAATTGATACGTTGCCTGGTGCATCGAATTTGGACCAAATTGCTGATATTGAATATTTAAGAAGTAATTTATTTACAGCATTACGTGTACCAAAACCATTTTTAGGTTTTGAGGAAGCAACTGGTGAAGGTAAAAATTTAGCTTTACAAGATATTCGTTTTTCTAGAACAATTAATAGAATACAACAATCTATCTTACAAGAATTAAACAAAATAGCTATCATTCATTTATATTTGTTAGGTTTTGAAGATGACTTGGATAATTTTACGTTAACACTTAATAACCCATCAACTCAAGCTGAAATCCTTAAAATCGAACACTTACAACTTAAAGTTACGTTACTTAAAGATGCTGTGTCTGATATTGGTAACGGTTTTGGTACTATGTCATGGACTCGTGCTCATAGAGAAATTATGGGTTGGTCTGATGATGAAATTAAACAAGATTTACTTGAACAACGTATGGAGAAAGCAGCTTCTGCTGAATTGGCTAATACAGCTGCTGTTATTAAACATACTGGTATGTTTGATACTGTTGATAGAATTTATGGTGATATTGAAGCAGCTAAAGCTGGTGGTGCTGGCGGTGGTGAAGAAGGTGGTGACACTGGAGGTGCTGGCGGTGGCGGTGGTAGCTTTGGTGGAGGCGGTGGCTTCGGAGGCGGTGGAATTGGTGGTGAAGACCTAGATTTCGGTGGTGGTGAAGAAGGTGCTGGTGAAGAGGCTGCTGCTGGTGAAGAAGGTGCTGCCGAATCAGAAGCTGGTGGAGAAACTGGTGCGATAGAAGCAGCTGCTGGTGGTGCTGCTGAGGAACCTCTTGCTGAATCATTAAGAAAAACAGAGAAATTGTTATCTGAACAAAAACAAGTTCTAACTAATCAATTAGAAAATAGAACAAGAAAATATAAAAATAGATATGTTGATATGTTGATTGAAACGATAAAACCAGATAATACAACTAAAAGTGAAAAAGTTAGAATATACGACAAGAATCTTAAAATGAATAAAGATATAGATAACATTATCGGTGACATCGATAAAATGTTGGAAGAATAGTCTTTTTTTAAATTAGATAAGATATTTATAATAAAAAATTAAGATGGCTAAAATAGATATAACAAAAACTGTACAAAACTTTGGTAAAATTAAAAACGCTTACAATGAAATGTTAGTTGAAAGCGTTGTTTCCAAAAATAACGATAAAAAAGGTTTATTCAAAAACTATGTTAAAACCGTAAAAGAAACTGAGGTTTTAAAGAATCAATTTTTGGTTTACGATTTAATAGAAAACAAAGTTGAATCTGACCAATCAAAAGCAACTTTGTTTGTTGAAGAGTGTTTAAACATTTTATCAAAATATAATGAAAAAGATATTTTAAACGCTAACAAAAAATTAGTAGAAAACATATTATTTGAAAAGGATTCTGATTATGATAGAAAAGAATTACACGAAAATATATCTACTTTAATTTTTACACCTAAAACACCTAAAAATGTTGATGCAATAGTTGAAGCTAAATTGAATGTTGTTAACTACATAGTTAATAATAAAACAAAAGAAAGTGATAACGGATATGGATTACCAAATAGTGTTGTTTCTAAAATAATGGTTGAAAAGTATAATGAGAAGTATTCACAATTGGATGAATCAGAAAAGAATGTACTTAAAGCTCTTATTGATTCAGATGATGAAAAGAAAAAAGAAGTATATGTTAACGCAATTACTGAATGTTTAACATTAATCAATGATAAGTTAAAAGAATCAGATATTAACACAAAAGAAAAATTACTTATGGTTAAAGAAAGATTGTTGAACGACAAACAAGAAGTGAATGAAGATTACTTTAAAAATATTTCGAAATTAATAGACCTTAGAAGTTCTTTGAAAAATAGTTAAGGGTATTGACTTTCTCCTGGATTTTTCTTATAATTAAGAAAAAAAATATGAAAACGGGAAAAGAAATAAAAAACAACAATTTTAAAAATTATAGCGTTACTTTTGGTAGTGTTAATAATAAAAACCCTAAAGCGATTTATATAAATCTTTCTTCATGGGCTGAGCCAATAAATGAAGATGAAACTAATTATAATCTAACTATTAGGTCATTAAATAAAAAAATTAAACAATCGTTATTTAATCATTTTGATTCAGAAGGTGATTGTTTATTTGATAAACATAGAACAATTGTAGATTTAGATATTAGAGAATCTGGGATTAGATATGGGAAGAGAAGTTTTATGAGTTGTGAGATAACGTTGTATTTGTTTAATGAATACTCAATCACATCAACATTTATGAAAGATAAACTAGACGGTATAACCGAATATCTTTTAAAAAATGTTTTTGAAAACAACAAAAATTTTAAATTTAACAAGAAAAAAAATTAATAAAGGCCCCTTTTGGGGCTTTTTTTATTATCGGAATATATTTATATCTATATAAGCAACTTATTATGGATATAAATTATAAAGACTTTAAAATATTAAAACGTGGTGAAAGCGGTTGGGGTGGACTAATTGAACACGATGCTGGATACATAAGTCCAGATGAACCTAGAAACCAACCATTCATTAACGAAATCAAAAAACTAGATACTGGTAATAAATTAGCAATAGTTGAACCACTTATTGTTTATGTAGTATTACAAAAGTATGGTATCCTTAACCGTAACGGTAGAGTATATCCAGAAGCGGTACTTAAATCTCAAGATAAATTATATCAACAAGCAATTCGTGAACGTAGAGCTGTAGGTGAATTAGACCACCCAGAAAGTTCTATTATTGCTGGTGATAGAATTTCTCACAATATTATTGAAACATGGTGGGAAGGTCATACTCTTATGGGTAAGATGGAAATCTTGATGACACCTGGGTTTATAAACTTTGGTATTGTATCGACAAAAGGTGATGAAGTTGCAAATTTATTAAGAAATAGAATTAAAATCGGTGTTTCTTCTCGTGGGGTTGGTTCTCTTAAAGAAGGTAAAAACGGTGAACAGATAGTTCAAGATGATTTTGAAATAATTTGTTGGGATGTTGTTACCGCACCATCAACACCAGATGCATGGATTGGTAGAAGTGCTGAAGAAATGAGACCATACGTAGAAAACGTAGAAAAGAAAAAGCCATTACTTAAAGAAAATTTATTAGATGATTTAGATAAATTTTTATCTGAATAATATTTTTTTTTATAAAAAAATGATTTTTCGCTAAAATACACATATTTATTAACAAATGAGAAATATCTCGTGTTTATCTAAATAAAAAAATATTAAATTAAAGATAAAATGGCAGAAAAAAAATCAATACTTGAAGAAGCGTTATTGGATATCACAAATATTCAAAATGCTCTCAATGCTAACACTAAAGAAATACTTCGTAGCGTAGCTAATGCTAACACTAAAGAAATACTTCGTAGCGTAGCTAAAGAAGAAATTGACAGTGTTGTGAAAGAGTCCTTAAAAGAAGAGGCTTATACCGAAGAGGAAGTGAAAGAATCTGAAGAAGACGTAAAAGAATCTGAAGAGGAAGTAAAAGAATCTGAGGAAGAAGAAAAAGAAGAAATGAACGAAGGTATGTACGAAGAAGAAGGTCTTGAAATAGAAGACGAAATGGGTATGGGTGATGAAACACCAGAAGAACTTGACATGACTGGAGCGTCAGACGATGATGTTATCGCTATCTACAAAAAATTAAGTGGTGATGATGAAATCGAAATTGTTGGCGATGAACTTCATTTAAACATTACTGAACCTGGTGAATATGTTGTTAAACTTGATTCATTAGATGATGTTGAAGATGTTGACGTTGATGACGAAATTGGTGGTGAAGAAGAACCTATTGAATTAGGTGCTGACACTGATGACGAAGACGAAGTTGAATATGACATCGAAATGGGTGATGAATCTGATGA